GAATAAACTAAATAAAGTCCCTATTCAAGCTCTCGATTTCTGCTTAAGTGCGGAAGTTGATACCGTGGCCGAGGTAATACAAGGCGACCAGAGCTCCACTCACGTGGCCGGTTGACTTGAAGCAGAGGTGAGGAGCCGAGCTGATAGTCCTAAGGTAACTACTTTGTGTAAGTCAAAGTCGGCCGACTCGAACGGTCGTGATTTCACCAACTAATGGTGTGGGATGGGTGCCCACGCAAGAGCTCTATGCAGATGAAGCCTCCCGATGCATAGATGAAACGCATCACGATCCAGGGGATAAAGACCTATGGTGAATGGTGACGTTATCACTCAACCATAACAGGAGTACAGCATGGCTGGTCCCCTCGTTTTGGCTGGTGAAGCCCTCGGCAGCACCGCGGCTCGTACCGCCGGTCGTGCCGGGATGCAGAAGCTGAAAGACATGCTGATCAGTCTTGGTATCTGGGAAGGTATCCAAGCGGCAGCTGACTACGCTCCGGATGTGCTGGAAAAGATGTACAACAGCATGACCGACAGCGGCGTCACGCCAGATCAGGCATCGTCCGCCAAAGATGGCGGTCGTACCGTCGCGCTCATCGAAGCAGCCCGTCAGGGCGTAATGCTGGATGAGAAAGCGGGTCTGTCCAAAGCGGAAGCCAAGAAGTATCTCGCTATGCTGAAGCAATTCGGCACTGCACTGAGCGCTTCTGTCGACTCGAAACAAGTCGATCGTCCGGCTTCCGAAGATGCGGCCATGGCCAACGCGAGCTACATGCTTGCCATGCATCGCACCTGCAACCGCCTGGGTCTCACCGGTCCCAACCGCTTCCGCCAACTTTACGACATCTCGCTGGTGATCAACACCATCCGCGAAGGTGACGTCGAGCGCGCGGAACTTCACGAATCCCTGTACGGAGCTATTCGCACTTGAGTCAAGAATTCTTGGATGAGATTCTGTCGTCGGTCTCACCCATGGCGAAATCCATGGTAAGCATGATGGCTCCCAACATCACCTCGAACCCTACGTTCGTTGCGGTGGCTGGGATGGTTCAGAAGCTCGCCGAGAATGATGGACTCAGCGTGTCGACGTTCCTGCAGAGCGGTCGTGCAATACAGGTCCTCCAGTCGCTCGCGGCAGGTCAGGGCCAACCCGACAAACCGGACATCGAAATCATGAAATGTCCTAAATGCAACCATGTCCACTACGGAGTAATCCATGGATAACTACAAAGTCAAGGTCTCCAAAGCGGCCGACGGCACCGTGAGTGCCACCGCGGAGAAACGCACCATCGGTCAAGCGATCGGCGACTCCCTCACCACCCTGATCAGCGACGACGAAGCCTCCGTGGGCTACGTCAAGACCGCAGTCCAGGCCGGTCTCGTGTACGGCGGCATGCTGTTCGCCAAGTACCGCCAGACCAGCGCGTTCTCCTGGAACCCGCTGTAATGGACGAGGGCAAGCTGCGTATCGCAGCCCTCCAGGGCGTACTTCAGGCCGCCGGCGCGTACAAGATGCGTGTCGACGGTGTGGTAGGTCGCGGCACTCGTGCTGCGATCAAGGCCAACCCGAATGTCGCTCGCAAAGGTGCTGAGGTGATTGGTGGTGATATCCTCCAACAACTGATTGATGAATCGACCGTTGACGAAAGGAAGATCATCGACACCATCACGCAAGCTGCCCGCGAGTTCGACATGGATCCAACTTCGTTCGTGGTGAAAGCCAAGACCGAGTCAGGGTTCGACCCGCGTATTTCCACTCCTAGCGGCACCTACAAAGGCTTGTTCCAAATGGGCAAAGTCGCGTGGGACGCCGCGGATCGCGCCATCGTCGCGTTGGGCCATGAGTCCATCGGCGCATTCGAGTCCAACTGGAGTGACCCCGTGCAGAACTCGCGAGCTGCAATGGGTTACGCAATCGCGCTGGCAGCCGAGGTTAAACGCCTCGGCTACAACGCGCCACTCAGCGAAGCCGAACGTTACCTGGTACACCAACAGGGCGCGTACGGTCTTATCCGTCTCAAAAGAGCCGCGGCCGGCCGGCCGTTGGATCCCGAGGATTCCGCAGGTATGCTGCGGAATATGCGGACTAACCCTCCGCAAGACGGATTGGGAGTGACTACCGACCCGGCAGAATTTCTGTCGCGTTGGGACGATGTCATCTCCAAGCGTTACGCTGACGCCGTAGCGTAGTTACCGATTAACACCCGGCCGCACTTAAGCCTAGCCAGTGTATGTGCGCGATGGATACCCGTGTAATGACGGGGTTCAGACTCCTAGCCATAGGTATATGGGTTCCCCCTCTTGAAGAAAGAGGGTGGTCCG